CACGCACTATTACAGCAGGATAGCGTTGGCCTATGGACTTAACCGCATTCGGATATAATCCGGCAAAGGCAACTTCAGTAAGTGCATCGGTAATCTCCACGATCTTATTCAGCACCAATATCTGTTTATTAGTCATTTGGTAAACACCTCTTTAGGCCAGGCCTTCTCAGTTATCCGCTTCGCATTGGCTTCTGAAACGCCAAAGAATTTGCGTTCTGGAACACCAATCCCCATCTGATGCCGGTAAGCCCGTTTTGAAGCCTCAGCATCGGAAAACAGAATTTCATATCCACCAGAACCTTTATTCACTGCAATGCTTCTCATCATTTGTCCGTGCAGCATAAGGTTCACTGGAGAGTTATTGCCAACTCTTTCCAGTTTCCATTCGGCATAGTCTTTTGAATACTTGTGGAATCGCTTGCCATTCATATCCACGCCCTTTCTACTATTGTCTCTAATCTGCGCACGGATATTCAAGGCTATGGTTTTCAAAGCCTTGTCTATCAGCTTGACATTCAGCTTGATCATCTGCTTATCAGTCCCTGGGTGTAGCGCATAATCTGGTTGTAATCGCCAAAGTCAAGAATCGGCAGAATGCTCTTAAAGCTCTTGGCATATTGCTGTGAGTAATAGTTTAGCTTGGCATCTATGGTTTCCTGTGTCCCGATCTTTCCATACAAATCCATGTAGATCAGTTCAAGCGTCTTGTAGTTCGAGGCAATCTCCAGCACTTCAGGATTAGTAATTTCGTCTATCACATCGTCAATTTCATCAGCATGATAATAGTTGGCAATGCGCTGGCTATTTCATTATAGATCACAGTTTTTGCTATGTCAATCTTAGGCTGCCAATCGGACTGTAGCGTAACATCAGACCAAGTAGGTGCGGTGCTAAATGTTAGCGAATAGTCTCCACTTGCCGAATATAGTATTCTGCCAGTTCCTTCCAATAAGCTAAAATAGTCATCTTCAGTCCCACAGATAAGCCTAACGTAAGTTCCTGCTGTGATCGGCCACGTAGTATCTTTTATCAGCTTAGCATAAGACAAGTCACTCTTTACTGCCACAATATCAGTAATGGTGTCAGGAGTGGCAGTTAGCTGTGTCGTAGTGGCAACCACAACCGCCTTTCGAGTATAAGTGCTTGCGAGGTTGTTAATCTCTGCTTCGTGCTTCGTCAATCCAGCCAGAGTGCTTAGTTCGTTGTCAGTCCATGCCATTGCGCTATATCCTTTAAGGTGCATCGGGGCGGTTACGTTGCTTTCCCCGCCCCTCTGCGGTTAGGGGTTATCGAATTACTGTGAATGCGTCCACTTTATCAGCAGACTCATCAGCAGACGTTACGTATGCAAGTTTCAGATAGCGGTTAGAGCCAATCAAGGCCGCCGGAATCACAAATTGACAGATCATTTCACCACTTGCCCAAGTTGCATCTGTTTGCACGCCTTCCTTCAATAGAATGGACGGCAAGACAGTGGCGCAAGTTGAGGTCGTGCCAACAGTAGGCCGGATTTCCAGAGTTGCACCACCAGCCAATTCAACAGTAGTGCTGCCTGCACAGATAACAATGTGCAGATCATCACCTTTCGTGTCGTCAAGCTTGATGGTGTTAGTGGAATCTCCAGAAGTGGCATTAGGCAAAGCTTGATCAGTTGATAGAATTTGATCAACTGCGAAGCCATATTTTTGGTATAATGTAGCCATTATGTCCTCCCTTAATCCAGAACCGAGCTTTCGGTTTCAACGATATTCTCTTCCAAGAGGATCGGAACGCCACGCCACGCACCAACTGCATTGTCGTAGTTGGTTTCAGTAAACATATTGTATTTAGCGTCTTTGAGTGTGGCAATTTGGCGAGCGCCAAGGTTGGACGTGTAGATTACAGATTGGCCATTGGGTGCGGAGATAGCATTCACCAGAGCATTCATATTATCAACTGTCGGTGGGTGAGTAGCGTCAACCTGGGTAATAACGGCAAGCGATTTTTTGGAAGGAATAACCAGTGTGAAGTAAGCAGAGAATATCCACTTGAACACATTTAGCTGGTAATTGTTTGTGGTGTCGGTTACAATCGGCACAGGCTGATTCGGGGTCATGTCAATGACATTGATCAAGTCGGTGTTATTGAAACGCAGGGAAGCACCGTCAAATTCATCCCACCGAACTGCGAATATCGAGGTGTTAGAAGCCGATGCACCGCCCTTTTGGGCAATTACCTTCACTAAATCCTTGGCATACTGATGCAATCCTTTGAACGCACCGGAATAGCCAAATGTAGCATCATAGCCATAAAACACGGCTTTTGCCAGAGCATTGGTAATCCCAGCCAGTGCAGCGGGATAGTTATCGGTAAGCCATTGGTCTTTACCACCAGGGTATTGCAAGATTGCCTGATAGTCATCGAACAGGTCAAAAACCAGTTCTTTCAGGTCAATCTGTGCAGTGTTCATGTCGATCTTTTGAGGGGTTATGCCTTCGCCGATCTCACGGAATACGGCTGTTGGCAGTGCATTAAAATAGCGATAGCGGTGTTTGATGCCGTTGGATGCTTTGGCAGCGACAGCCGATTGCAAGAGTGTGGAGTATTTCAGTAAGTCCACCACAATCGGGACGTTGTCAACGCCAACTTTCCACGCAGCCGCTAAGGCTTGGAGGTTAGGAGTAGTTGTAGCCATTTGTTTATCCTTTATTTTATTGGTTTTTTGGACAGTTCGATAATGCGTTTAGCGGCACTATCTTGATGGGTAACAGGTGCATTGGCAGGAGCCCTCCCACCTGTTTCAACAGTGTCGGCTGTGAAGTATTGCGTGCTTTCCAGAAGTTCAAAGGTGTTTAGGTTTTGCTTGATCTGGTCAAGAGTCAATTCTTGGCCTTCACTTGGCAATGCAAACCGATCAATCACCTTTTGAACTTTATCGTAGATTTTAGCTGTTTTATCCACAGCCAGCGTTTTGGATTTGTCTGCCCAAGTCGCTTTCAGCTTGGCATCTGCCTCGGCCTGTGCGCTTAGGTGTTGAGCCTCGATCTTGCGTAGTCTTTCCAGTTCCGCTTTGTGTTCAGGGGAAGTTGCTTTCGTAGCTTCTTCTCTTGCCTTTTCCAGTTCCGCTTCTAACTCTCTGATCTTAGCCTTTCTGCTTGCGGATTCCTTGTTTGCTGAGCTGTTGGAATCCAGTATGTCGTCAACCTCTCTCTTGGCATCTGCCAAAAGAGCCGTAATTTCTGCGGGTGCATCTGCGCCCAAGGTGTTCTTGATCCTATCCAGAATCTCTTTGATAGCCATTTTTAGTTTCCTTTTTTTATTATCCAGTTGGGAAAGTTCCAGTGCTTGCGGGAATTGTGGCAGTTACCGGCAAGTGTCTAACTACGTTGAGAGCAAAATTGACAGTCGCTGCTGCGCTGGAGCTTTTGAGTTTTGCCACAACTGAATGCGTGTCAATATTTACTTCTCTACTATCAAATGGAATCACAAATGAGCGTGTCTGCGGGCTTGATCTGCTGAACCTAATAGATCCGATGGGTGTGTAGGTTGAATCCCCATCGTATTTGTAAAGTTCCAGAACATAGACAGCGTTTGCGCTTATGTCCTCTATGGAAATACTGTTTATGAATATATAGTTTGGACTATCGCCAAAGTCGTATGCTTCGGCGGCAATACATGATAGGTAATTTCCAAATACATTAGCAGAACCAGCCACAACTTGCAGATTTGTATTAGTTGCGTAGGGGTGCGGTCTGCCACGAGCCAGCCATTTCTGTTCCAGTCTGGCGATGTCAGCAGCATCTTTGACGTAGCTCATGTTATATTACCATCCATTTGCCACTTGCATAGTCAAGCAGTGTAACGGTTGACAGTGCGGTTACGGTCAAGTTGGCTGCAAGGTTAATGGTGTCAGTCCCAGGTGCAACCGAGGGATTAACCACAATGTCATTAGTAGCGTGCTGAATGCTGATAGTGACCTGATTCATTGAACCTGTAGCGGGAGGCAGGAATATATCGCCATCCGTGCCATCTGTTTCGGTTACTATTACTAACGAAGGGGGTAAGCTGGTCGGGATAGTGTAATCCACGCCGCCAGACAAGTCAAGGGTTATGGTTTCCTGATAATGCAGCGGGATTCTTTTCCAGCCCTTGCTATCAGTAGTCGTGCAAGTGCCGGTTGCCACATATAGGCTCTGTTCGTTTAGCAGGACTTTGCCAAGCGCAGCAGCCGTGCCATTAACACCGCCGGAGGTTTCAGTATCTCCCCAAGCACCATCAGCAAGAGTTTCGTCAAGTGCAATGCCTGTGATATTGCCTATGGTTTTAGCTCGGACTTTCATTGTAGTTGCAGACCAGCCGCCTTCTACGAGTGCAGGAACGCCCACAGTCGGGTGAATAGCTGTGCCTGTGCCGTAATGAGTTCCGGCCGTGCCTTCCAAGTTGATAGCCTTTTTGAGGTTGATAATGCTATTAGCAACATCCCCGCCATCGTAAACATCGTAAGCAGCTTCGGGGTCAATGCCACCAGTCAAGGTAATATCAGTATCGTCAATAACAGTTGTATCTGTTCCGGTGATTACACAGCCAACCAAAGCATGGCATGCTGGAACTGCCTCAATAGCAGCCTTGACATCGGCAAGTGTAGCGGTAATAGCAGGAACAGCAGAGCTTGATAGAGTAACATCAATAGTAACTCCATCAACGTTTAAGGCTGCCGTTGTGCTTGCTGTTTCAGTGCCTGGGTCTATCAAGTTTACGGACAGGTCATTGCCATCAAAACCAAGAGTTTTTGCTGTGATGGTCAGAGTATTGGTTGAATCTGTCCATGCTCCACTTGCAGCCACACCAGCACCCAAAGCCGAAGCCCTGAACTTGTAAACAGTAGTGTCAATGGTTACAGTAGCACCCTCGGCTGGCTTAGTGCCAATGGTAAGAACCCCTTCGTCATAAGTGGCAATCGTAGGCGTGCCCGAGGTGGGTGCAATGGCTTCCAGATCATCAATATCGCCTTCGGCTGCTGATAAGTCGGTTGAAATGTCAGCACCGCCTGAGTAAGTGCCAATGTCCTCTAATGCGGCAGCTAATTCTGTTGATATGTCACTTTCCCCCGCATAAGTGCCAATATCGGTCTCTGCGGCAGTCATACGGTCAAGCAAGCCGGTAGTTGTGGTTTCCACCTCTGTCTGAAGTAATGCCAAATCTTCTGTAATAGTGCTTTCAGTTACTTCGGGATCATAATCCCCAACCTGTGCTTGCAGAGTGGCAATTTCGGGAGCTTCCTCTGCACTAACGAATGTGTTCAACTCGGAAAGCGCTATGGCTTCCTGCTTGTCTCCGCCCGTGGATTTGATTACCACGAACTTGTCATCTGCTCTTAGTGCCATTATGCACCTCCTGTGTTTTCAATATAATAATCTTCTGTTATTTCCATAAAAGTATGCCGGCAATTCCAAGCCCGCTCATCGGCTGTGTCATATTCAAAGACGCCACGCTCGGCATCAGTAAAGTAACGCTGCGATAATCCCTCAACACAAGCCGGTCGGTTTAGATCATCTTCCGGACCAACATACTCCCAAAACTGCGATTCTCCGTCCCTGCGTTCCTGTGCGTTCAAGTCCTCTATAGCCTGTAGGTATCTTGCCCTGCTGGTGTTGGCATAAGTGAAGGCATAGCGTTTCATGCTGGATTCTAACGATCCAGCTATGGCATCCGTAACCGTTTCCATGCTTGCACCGGCAATCACGCCATTGATTAGCTGTTTCTGAATTTCAAGCAAGGCCTGATCACCTATACCATTAAACGCCACAAGCTCGGCATTGCGCAAAGCTGCCAGTTGATTGGTCATTCTGGTTGTGAATGCTATTGGCACTGCACCTTTAGGGCGCATGCTGTTGTATTCATTGAAAAGGTCATCTTCTCCAGCTAATAGCTTATTTACCTGCTCGCCATAGCCAGCCAGTTGCAACATTGCCCTGAGATCGGCAAGTGATTGCGTGGCAAAGTTCAGATTGGCATCGCTAAAGGATAAATAGCCTTTATCTATTTTCATGCTTGCAATCATTTGCGCCACCCGCTTATTGAACGAACGGATAACCTTTTGCAGGTTATTCTCAAACTGGTCAAGCTGTGGTGCATAGATGTCTTTCATTAGGCATTAACCTCGGGCTGTAACCATGTCGCCGTGTTCATGCCGGCACCGGCAAGACGAGAGCCGTTCTCTTGATCAATTGTTTCAGCAAGTAAAACGGCTTCCTCTTTGGTTATATGTCGTGTCTCTGCTAATATCTCAATGCGGGAGCGCAGACCATTGGCAATTTCCAGGGTATAAATCTGTTGCTGCTCAACCGGATTAGTGTCAAACACTATCTTGCCATATTCGATTTTGACAGGTATATCGGGAGCGAACCGCATATCCTGGCTGTTGTAGGTATAACAATCTAAAATGTTATGAATCAAAGCCACTATCTCAGGTCGGTAAACCTCTTTTTTAAGCTCGTTATCGTTCAAAACCTCTTGCTTAGTAAGTCTCAACTGATAGCCTGAATTTACTTGGCTGGTTTCACGATTATAGGCTTCGGTTGATAAGCCGTTTTCTTTGGCAAGGTCTATCTTGCGTCTCTGGATTATGCCGTCTAAAATCTCCAGCTTGGGATCGGGTGTGATGTAATAAGCTTCGCCTTGCGCTTTGCCGTCAGTATCATTGACCGGCAAGTCAATCCTACGCTTCACGCCAAAGGTTAGCTTTTCGTTAGAATTAAGCCCTGAAGTAACCAAGGTTGAGAACGCCTGAAAGTCCAGAGTGATGTCAAGGTTACTTTCACGGATACACTGGTTCAAACAAGTCTCAACCAAAGCATTGCCGTAATCTCCCCAAAAGGAATCAGTCTCAATGCGCTTGCTTAGCCACACAATAGGAATCCTGCCATACGGGTTGGGAATCTCGGTGTCGGGAATCCTCTTGCCTTCGGTGTAATTCTGGTTGATCTCGACTTCGTAATAGCTGTCAGCAGTCCAACAGGAATAGATGTTAACCGGCACTGCCTGCGCTGTGTTCTGAAGTGTGCCAACTTGGTAATAAACCTTTATTGCTTTCGTAGGGTCTTGCGGGTCCTGCTCAATGAAGCACTTATCCGGGGTTATCACATCCAACACCACCCGCTTATCAGTCGGGTGCCAGTGAATAGCTATCCCCACCTTGCCGGTCAAATCTGCCATCCGATCTGATATAAGCAGCTTTTTCCAGAGCTCGCAGCCAGCGAATATCTGCTCTGCTTTTGTCTTTTGCGCATCCGTGCCGTCTACAACAACAGTAATCGGCTTAGTGAATAGAATGGCTGTGTCGTCAATAATGGATCGCACCAAGTCCAGCTTCTTAGCATATTCTTTGATATCGTTCCAGGTCTCGGGATAA